CCCGTAGTCAATCACGAACAGATTCTCGATCCCGGCACTCTGCACAACTTCGGCGATGTCCTCACCAGCTTCAAGATCACGCACGAGGCCAAATGCGACGATAGTCGAACCGCTGTCCACGTCACCGAGGCCCAAGCCGTGAAGCACAATGCTCATGTCATGCGCTCTATTCGCTCCGCACCTGTTCCGTTGTACGGTATCGTCCCGGCTGCGTCCTTCTTGACGGCAGCAGAGAACGCAGGTGTTGTGTCGTCTACTTCGTATACGGTCATTATGCCGGTCGCTGGATCGGTGATCTTTTTATTGAGCAGGTATTTGCCAATCTTGGCAAGCAAAACAGAATCCGCTGAATCGAACATGTTGAGTATCCCCCCGCTGAATGCTGTTCCATTCGTCATCTTGTAGGCATATTCCTGATAGCCGGATGGCTGCGTTGTCAGCTTCGTTGTGTCCCACACATACAAGCCGGTTGTACCGATCTCAGGACATGCATTACTGCTTAACGATACAACATCGCCATTGATCGGGTCGTACAATGAAATAGTTACTGTGCCGCCTGTTGTAAAATATCCGACCGCATTATAGATACCGCCATAAGCAGCCACGTTATAAATACTGTCAATGCTCGCCGTTGTGATAATGAACGAGGCGGTATTTATCTGGCTCTTATGATGATAAAGCGAAGCAACCGCAGACGGCGTGATGGCAAATGATGCAGAGTCAATCTGGCTGGTGAAAGCCTTGAATGATCCTACTGACGCAGGCGTGATTACAAACGAGGCCGAATCCGCAGGGGTTTTGTGATGATGCAGCGACCCTACCGCAGCAGCGGTAATTAAAAATGCCGCAGCCGCAATCTGCGTGACTCTGTTATTCAGCGACCCGACAGCGGCAGCGGTCAGCGCGAACGAGGCTGTTGCGATGGCGTCTGTTGTGATGCTGCCGCCACTTACCGTTTCCTGCCGTGCACCCAGCCCAGTGGCGCGAACGGTTGTCCCTGTTTCCTGCCGAGTTATGCCGCCGACTGTTGCGCGGGAGATGGCCATTATGCCAGCCCTAGTATCTTGGGATTAACGTAAAGCGTATTCGCCCCAGCCACACATACCCGCGCCGTGATGTCGCCGATCTCGGCAGGTGTCATGCTTGGCGACACCAGCTTGCCATACCACGGCGTCGTTTCGCCGAACCAATCACTCGCACCCAGCGCGCTGGCACCCTGCGCAGCAGCAGCAGTCAACATGCCGCGTCGGTCTGAATACAGTGTGCTGACTACGCTGGTGGTGGTGACCTTGGCGGTGAACTCTGCCCACACTTCATCGTCGTTGTACGCCGTCGTGCTGCCATCGCGCAACACTTCCAGTCGCGGCGTTATCGCGCCCGTGCCCTCGTGATGCACCGTGATCAACGGACTCATGTACGGATGCGCGTAGCTGCCGTTTACCCCAGTAATTTTCCAGGAATATTTCGCATCCGCCGCGTTGTAACTCGCTCCGTCTGCTGTGTTGAGATAGATCGCCGTGCTGATTGTAGTATTGCCCCAATAGCTGTAATGCGCGAACTCGTAGTGTGTGTCGCCGGATGCACAGTCTATGAGGTACGCTTGGGCATGGCCGGGCGACGTCGGCGAGACGATAGTCACCCCGCTGCCGAGATCACAGTTGTAGAAATAGAACTCAGCGGCCTTGCTCAACCCGGCAATTATCAGGGTGGTAGTAATGGCTGATATATCCACGCCACGCCATTTGAACACAGAACCGAGCGCCACTTGGATGAGGGTAGTCGGAACGGTAGTTGTAATACCGATTGCGCCGCCGATATTCTCCCAATTTGCCTGAACGTCGAAGCCCTGACCTGAAGCATTGCCGAACGTGAAGTTACAATTTACGGTGCGCACGTATGAATTGATGGACGAGCCAATCGCGCCAATCACTATCCCAGAAGCATTGTGGGTATTGCCGATAGTGCAATCGCACTCCTCCATGATAATTACATCTTCATCCGCACCGGCTATCGTGATAATGGCAGCGCTGGATGATCCGCCGTTCTTGAAGTCCATCTGCTTCAGAATTGCCTTACCTGAAATGGTAATGTCCACGCCGACTGTGCCGGAGCCATCTACCAGGAAGCCCGCATCAATCGTTGTAGGCGGTTCCGCCGTGCTAGCGGTACCTATGCAGATTGCTGGATTGGTCAGTGAGCCAGCCAAGGTGAAGGTCGTGTCCGCAGCGATGGTGAACGTTTCATTGCGGAAGTACGATATATCGCCCGCACCCATCAAATCCGTGATGGTCTTGGGCGCAGTCGCGGCCTTCGCCCAAGTTTCGTAGGGCGCAGTGTTTGAGCCGGTGCTGGCGCAGTAACGGATGGTCATGTGTTACCCGTTCACGATCGTTAAATTGCCAATGTCTATCACACCGAGCGCAGTTCCGGTCGGCGACATAGCCATCATGTACAGCGCAGAATCTGCGAACACCTCGGGGAATCCAAGGCAGTCTTCGTTCTGCATAACCAACTTGTTCGCCACATCTATGTACACTTCCGCGAGCGGGCGCAACAGCATCACGTTGAATGTCCCTGCGGATGCCACAGAGCCAGCGATGTTGGTGATCTGCTTGACGCCTTTATCCCCCGCTTGCAATGGAAGCTGCCAGCACCGCCCAACTGTAGGCGCAGCAGCTATACCTGTCGCGCCAGTGGTTCTGCCGGTCACGTCAGCATCGTTGGTGTAGGTCACGTTTACCGCCTGGTTGCCCGTCCCCGTTGTGACCTGCTCTACCCACAATTCCAAACCTGTGTAATCAGGCTGCCCTCTATTCATGGACACCCTCGACGCGAAGTCGGGCTGGGCTGATAGTGCCTGGTTAGCGTTGAAAGCGTGCGCGCCAGAGTCGAACAGCCGATCGAACAACCGAATCGTGCTGATTACGCTGTTCTTGAGCGCAAGCCGCGCCAGGTATCCACTTGCACTTGCGCCGAAGGCGTTGATAACCGGATAACCAGCAAGCGCATCCGTCGGCACCCTGCCGTTGGCAGTATTGCCAGCGGCCAAGGTGCCCGCTCCAGGATTGCCGGCCAAATCAACGGTGCTGAACCAGCCGCCAGCCACCGTAGTGCGTGATGCAGTTTTATACAGGGATAAGCGTTGTTGTGCTGCTCCGAGTATCCCACTGATCTTCGTGATATACATATTTATTCTCCTGTCGCCGCGTCAACCACATTCCACGAGTCGCGCAGAATTTGTATCCTCGCTTTAAGCTCGTTCCACTGCGTCAGCGTCAGGCCGAAGGCGTTGCGCACTTGCAATTCTGTGAATACCCCGTTAGTTATCCATTCCAGAATACGCTTCGCTACGCGCGCGAGCCGCTCGCCAGTGCAATTGCGGTAAAGCTCGCGTCCGTATGTGGCCAGCTCGGTCGGCGTGACATTGCGCAACGTGTAGCTCCATGGAAATACAAATACTGCATCCTCTAGTTCACGGTCTTTGTGCATGGCCTCGACGCGCGCCGCCACGGTTGCTGCGTAGGCATTCAAATCCGTAGCAGACGGCAAGAAGCGCGGACCATCTCGCACCACGTCGCCAGAGGTAAAGGTGAATATGAATACCACATACAATTCACCGCCGCCTCGTGGTTCCGACAGTATTTGCGTTGCTGTTACGGCCACATCAACCTCCGCTTATTTACCGCGACTGGCCACAACCGCGCCCATGGCAATCGCGCAGCGAGCAATTATTTCAGTCAGCTCTTTGATGCGCGGATAGTCAGCCATGGCCAGGTCATTCAGTCGGCTCTTTTCAGCTTCAATCTGCGCCAGCGTGCCGACCATTTCGTTGTCGGCCTTTTTGATCGCGTCGGTGTGAATCTTACGCTTGGCCTGCAGCTTGGCCAGTTCTTTTTCCGCTGCTTCTTTTTCCGCCCAGATGGCGGGATATTTATCTCTGTTATGCATGGCGTCTCCTTATACGAGCGTGAACAGGTTGGTGAGAATGTCGAACACGTACGATTCGCCATCGTTGAGCGTAATGCTGGAGCCGTGGTCGTAATACAGGCACAGCAAGTCTGTGGCGCTGGTCAGGTTGTACAGCACGATGTATCTGAACGGCCCGATACCTCCGGCGGTCGCGGTGATGGTCACATCGGTGCCGTTCATGGTGGCCGTGCCGCCGGATTCCGACCAGACATTTGTGATGTCGTGCCCTCCTGCCGTGTAGCCATTCGCCGCTGCCGGCGCGGCATGGTTGGTCACAGCGTCAAACACGGTCTGCGTGTTTACCGGCAGGGTATTGGTCAGCGCAATGTTGAATGTGTCGGTGTTGAGGTTGTGCCCTTTGAGGCCAAGCTGCTCAACGAAGTCTTGAAATTTAACGGCTGCTACCATGATCGCGTCCCCTTATACTATGCTGCCATCTTGTTAATCATCGCTTCACCGGCCATCTGCTGCATTCCCTGCGCCATCTGTTTCTGTTCTTGCTCCTGCCCGACCTTCTTGCGAGTGTCGCGCAACTTGTCCACCTGCTTCTGTGTCCTGATAACGCTCTTCGGCGCACCAAGGAAGTCAGCACGTTCGCGCACTGCGGCCTCGAAGTCGTAAACATCCAGCACGCCAGGGTCGGCATTCGCTTCTGCGATCAGGGTAGTTTCGAGCCTGTCCATCGCGGTCACGTCTTCCAGCCGTTGCGCGCGCGCCAGCGGCGAGATGTACTTCACGGTGAACACTCGGCCTTGCAATGACTGTGGCGCCTCGCCGAGCACTCCTGCGCGGTAGGCCAGCCCGAAGCAGCGCGTAATCAGCGGCTGCAAATACTCGGCTTGCAAGCGTCCGTAAATGGGGCCGAGCAGTTGACGTATCAGCGCAACACGCACATGGATTTCGGTCGCGGTCATCGCCGGGCCACCCTGCGGCTGTAGTTGGTCGGCCAGCAGTATTTTGCGGATGGCGGACTGCAGACGATCCTCAGCAGAGAAGGTCACATTGAAATCTGCGCCCGATTTCAATTCCTGCATCGAGTCGATGCTGTTCATCACGATTATTTTGCGCGGGCCGAGCTTGATTGAGGTCGGATTGAGCACGCCATCATCGACGGCCTTGTACATTCCGGCTGCGGCGATATCCAGCGCGAGCAACTCCATCGCCTTGATGTCGTTTATGGTGCGGATTGAACCCAGCGCAGACGACATCGGGCCGGTCGCATACGACGTGCCTGGCGTGAGCATCCAGCGCGGGACAACACAGGGGAATTCGTGATAGCCGGATTCACGAAGCAGGTGATTGTTGTTGATCTCTACATGGCACGACTCGAATGGCAAGTTCTTGGCCATTCGCCCGCCGACCGCATAAATCTTGCGCGGATAGATCGCGTGGCAAATCTTGACCTTCTCGTCGAATTTCTCGTTCTTGAATTTGTTGCGCACATCATCCGACACGTTGTCGATACCGTACTCGGTGACAAGTTGTTCGACGGTCGGTTCGTCTTCGCGGAAGATGGTGTCAACCAGCCCGCCGCGCTTCGATGCGGATATGAAGCATTGCGCGATTGGCCATTGCTCGAACTGATAGCCGCCTTCGGGATTCTCGTCCACGTACAACACAAACCATCCGGCCGGCACGATGTCGATGCAACACTCGTATGCTGCAGCATCGAAATTCGCGGAGTGGATGTTGGCAAAAATGGTGCGCGACGCATCATCCAGCCAGCGATCCTCGTCGTCCTGTTCGCTGTTCTTGTCGTCCTGTTCGTTGCCGGAGTCGAGTCCGAACCAGATCGAGTTCGCCGGTGTCGTGCCGCTCACCAGTCCCGCACTCAGGATGCGCGCACTATCGGCCGCAGTGTCATCGAGGATGCGGTTCTTCTTGGTCTGCGCGGACTGCGGCGTGAGTTCGGAACTCATCAGTCCGGTGCCACGCTCGGGGAACGAGTAATCGAAACACTCTTGCCATGCCTGCTCGTGCGGCTGACGCAACGAGCGCAGCGAACTCAGCCGGCGGACGATTGCTTTCGGATCTGCCATTACGCGCCGCCACTGCCCAGCACGTTCGATGAGCTAGAATTTCCGCTGGCCAGAATGTTCATGCCAGCCTCGGTTGACAGCAACCCCTTTTGCGCGCGCTTGCGGCGAGCCTGGGCAAGTAAGTCCTGGTTAGCCTTGGCGGTTGCCTCCTGCTCTACCTTGCGGCGCGCAGACTCGGCTGCGGACTGTGCAGCCTGTGCTTCCGCAGCCGGATCATCCCCTGGCTCGGGGGCGCCGTGCCGCTCGCCGGTCTCAGCGTCCCACCCGGTTTTATCCCGCACCCAGTCGGTGTTTTTTTTGATGATCTTCCGAGTGATCGGATCGGCCATGTTGCTGCCGAAGTTGTGAATATCTGCTGCCAGACTGCCACACATCGCGTTACCTCAGGGCGTTGCGATGCGTGCCGTACTCGGGCGGAACCAGCCAGCCCTGCTTCGTCAGCACCGGATTTTTCAGCGTGGCCAAGTCGATGCTCTTCTGATCGGGCAGGTCGGCATCTGCGCTTGCGTTCCGAACTTTTGGCTTGCCGGCAGCCGCGAGTTGCCGCATCAGATCGGCATTCTGTGCGAGCAATGCGTTCAGCTGCTCCTGCGTGACGGGTGAGCCTGGGCTGTGTTCATTGCTCCCGCCATCGCTGGCGTGAGACGTTTCACCTGGAATATGTACGCCTGATTTGGCCACGATTGCGCTCCTTGCTGGTTGGTTGATGGATAAAAGTTTTTCAAATAGTGCAGGTCGAATGGTGTTCCCGTTTGGCAACAAGATATGCTGCATGCGCAGATTCGGCATCATCGAAATAGCCAATATGCACCCTTTTCCCTGAAACATTTATTTGCGCTGAAAACTGTCCGCACCGTTTATTGAAAGATGCACCGAGCAACCCCGAAGATAGGTTGTTAGCCTGCGCTTTAATTCGATTCTGCCCATTCCCAACCGGCGTTACATCGCGCAGATTTGCGATTCTGTTATCAACCCTGTTGTGATTTCTGTGATCTATTTGGAACTCAGGCCATGTGCCGTGAACATATAGCCAAGCAAGCCGCTGCGATGAGTAGTTTTTTCCATAAATTTGAATTTGACCGTAGCCATAATTATTTACAGAGCCAGCGATATCCCCAATGTGAATACAATTTGCAGGGCGCGTCTTCCAAACAAAAACGCCGGTCAGCGGGTCGTAATCCAGCAATTCTTTAAGCTTAGTTTGAGTCAGTTTTTGCATTTCCACTCCTAGCACAAATGAGAGTGTCGGTTAATCCGATGCACAGTTTCCTGACTATTTCCAGTAACCTGTGACCACAGAGCGATCAACCGCTCGCCATCCTCGTAGCGCGGACGCGCTCCATCGCGCCAGCCCCGCACGGTATTTGTTGCAACGCTGGTAACGGCGGCGATGGTGCGGTGCGAATACCCGCGATTGCACAGATCGACGATTACGCGGAACCAGTCGATTTTTTCGTCGTGGGCAGCGGTCATCGGTTAGAACGGCCTCGCTTCAACAGTGCGCGGAATTTTAAAATCATCAATCGGAATTACCATCTGCTCGATCTTCGGCACAACCTGCTCGATGCTGATCGAGATCGCCCCATCCTTCACCGGCTCACCGATGCGCGCATGTATCTCCACGATCTGCCGGTCATCGACCCATGCAACGCCGTTCATCGCATCACCGAGCACCTTGAGCACGTTGTCCAGGTCACAACGTACCTTGCTGGCCACGCCCTTGACCGTGAGCTTCGGATGCAGCACGTAGGACACAACCACGCACAGATCGGTCACACGCACACCAGCGGCCTTCGCTACCCATGCCGCATGTAGCTTGTACGCTTTG